GGGCTAAACCCTTATCTGCATCTATTTTTGTTATGAAAGTATTAATGTCCATAAAATTCCGTTAAATATTATCTGATAGATGGCCTAATACCGATTTTGTCCCTACTATCTTGCCATACTTCTGTATTAGTTACACCATCACCACCACTGGTTGATCTGAATTCTTCCACCGGCAAATGTAAAGCAGTATTCCATTCATCCGCCTCGACATGTATGAACTGAGAACGAACATAAGACCCTGTCATATCATATTTATGGATGGTAGGTCTGGCTTCTTTAAATCTTGTAAATGGGAGAAGAGTGTTATAAGTAATATTTAAATAAGCGCTCCTACCCCCAGGTGTGCGCTCTTCGTTTAAATAACCAATTAGTTTTTTCATTAATCTTTCTCTCATATTATAAGGCAGATAATGAAAATTCATCCCTATTATACCTTTAGCATAGGAACCTACCGGAATAACTAATGGAAACACATCATAATATGCTAATTTTTCTCTTAGCTTAGGCTGATAATGAAAGAAATACATATGCCCCATTCTTAATGTTTTTTCTCTATTACCTTCACTTATAATAGCATTACGATTTGTTAGAGATCTAGACCTTCCTTGTATTAAAGAATCACGAAGGGTTTCCCACTTCATTCTGAGCCATTTAATAGCGTCATCTGATACGTATGAAAGATTTTTTAAAGCCATGTATTATTTAGTAAGCAATTGATCTTCTGTTATAATTTTAAATTTCCAATTTTTATATTCACAATATGTTGTAGCAGCTTTCCATTTAGCCTCATTAACACCATATCTTTTCATTTCTAACAAATATCTGCCACTCTTTCTTTTATTTAAACGGGGTTTAGGTGGAACTGTTTGAGATTTAGGCTTTACCTCGATAATTGATGTTTCAATGGTTCCATCGTGTTTTTTTATTTTAACCCAAAAATCAGGATAATATTTGTGTATTTTTCTATCAAATGGCGATCTATATGGTATAACGATTTCCTCACTAGACCATTTTACAACACTATCATTAGAATCACAATAAACCATGAAACGACGTTCCCACAAACTTCTATAAATTATATTAGTGGGATTTCCTTTATATTTATCACGATTTTTTGGTTTATATTTTCCTTTGTAGGCCATAATAAATATTCGATAAATAAAAATGTATATGAACCTATTTATACGAGAACTAAGTATGGCGATTAAGGAGAATTAAGTGTCAGGCGGAACAAAAAATCAGAAGGATTTTACATACCCAACTACATTACATAAAGGTGATGAAGGGCACTGGGTATTGTTTACTTCTTATCCTCATGGACAACAAAGAGGTGGCACCCAGCAATATACCGTAGCACTTCCTATGGGCGCACAGTCGATGATTACAACCGCGGAAGCAATATATGCGGAACAAGATGGTTTAGCCACTATACTGACAGAAGGTGCTGCCGCTGCCGCAACCGGAGTAGAACAGTTTAATAAGTCCGTACAACCTCCCGAAGCGACAACTAACAAGGACTGGTGGGATACGGTAAAGGGCACCGTTGCTTCGGTCGGAGAAGAAGTGCTCCGGCAGGTTGCTGATAAATCGGATATCACAAAGAAAGTAATGGCCGGTTCATTTAGTGTTGCGACTAATCCTAAATTATCTTTACTTTATTCCGGTCCCGGAAAATTTAGAAAATTTGTATTTGAATTTCCTATGATAGCAACAAGTGAAAAGGAGGCAAAAACAATTGAAAACATTATAAAGGTTTTTAGATTTTCTACGGTGCCCGGATTTGAAAAAAGAATTAGCGATGTTTTCGATCAGGGTGGGGAACCGCAGAGTGCAGAGCAAATAAGTACCGGCGCTGGATATAATTTTTATCAATTTCCATCTACGTGGGATATTGTATTTGGCCACGATAACAATGAGGGCGGCAAAACCGATGGCCCGTTCAAAATAGCAAGGAGCGTTTGTAATAGTGTTTTAGTAAACTATGCCGCGGCCGGCGTCCCATTCTTTTTTAAAGATGGAAGACCATTCGAAGTAAAAATGACACTCACTTTCACAGAAACAGTTATTATCACTAAAGAATTAGTACAAAGAGGTTATTAATGTCATATTTTGCACATTTACCAGTAATTGAATATAATATACATGGTAACAAATATGGTGAAACATTTACCGTAAGGGACATATTTATTCGTAATTTAATAAAACAAAATGTAATTGATAAAGCTTTAAATTTTGATGAATACACTATTGAAGATGGAGAAAGAGCAGATACTACTTCTTATCTCGTATACGGAGACGTAAAATATGATTGGATTATATTTTTAACAAATAGAATGTTTAATCCATATTTTGATTGGCCTTTAAGTCATCAGGACTTTACAAAGATGATAAGAGGAAAATATGGGTCCGTTGAGAGAGCTAAAAAACATATTTTCGAATATAGGCAGATTATAGAAGCAGAAACAGATAAGACCACATTAAAAGAAGTTATTATTGATAAAGATGCTTATAATGCTTTACCGGATGGTGAGAAAAAAAGAATCACCAGATATGATATAGAATTTAAAAGAAATGAAGCAAACAGACGTATTAAAATCATTAATAGGCAATATGTCGAAAATATTCTTAAAGAAGCTCAAAATAAACGATATAGGTAATAAAAAATATGGCAGATCGTATTAGTGAAATCTACGAGCTAGATCCAATAGCAAGAAATGATAAAAAACCACCTCAAATAAAATCTCAGGTGGAGACCGAACCAGAAGCAGTGAGAAAAGGTCAATATGTTGCTGGTGATTATAAGATAGAGAAGTGTATAATGCTCTCTACCAACTCATCGAACCCTATTGATATGTCAAAGATAGTTGATTCTGTAACTATATATGAAGATATCTCTAAACCATATTTACTATGCGATGTTGCAGTAAGAGATGGAATGGGTTTTAGAGAGCTAGCGCCATTAGTCGGCGAAGAATATATTCTTATCGAAGCAATGACGAGAAGTTTCACGGATCTAGAGGGACCAGAAGACGGAATGGTTCCGGAAGATTCTAAAGTTCATAAACTTTTTAGAGTAGATTCCGTTTCACCTATTGGTAGTATCACCGATAGATATAAAGTATATGTAATTCATTGTATCTCATTGGAAGCCGTTATTAGTGAAAAGAAGAAAATAAGTAAGGGATATTCTCACCGTAATATTGGGGAGATCGTAAAAGAAATCTATCAAAATTATATTGCTGATCCTATATCAAAACATTATGACAGCGAAATAATACCTATGCAGGAATATAGTGACTTTTTTAGGCCTAAGAAGATATGGATTGAGCCAACAGAAGGCAATTTTGATTTTTGTTTTCCGTTTAGTAGCCCATTTGATATTATTTCAGATTTAGCAGAAAAATCAGAAGCAGCCTCACCCGAGGAGCCGGATGATGCGGCAGATGCCGGAGATGATAAACCTGCCGACGGTGCTCTCTACATGTTCTATGAAACTCTAACTCAATTTAAATTTGAAAGTTTGGAGTCGAGTTTTAAAAGAGAGCCGAAACGAACATTTTTCTCAGAAGTCATTACAACATATAATCCTAAAGAATCTGATAAAAATATGGGAAAAGGTGATCCAATACACCAATTTAATAATATAGAAGAGTTTCGAATAGATAACCTTTTTAATGTCATAGCAAATTTGCGCGAGGGAATGTATGCTTCCAAATTAATAACACACGATATGATTCGAATGAGATACGATTTGATAGGGTACAGATATACTGGGTTGAAGGAAGATGTGATGGAAGCTTTTAATTATATTTTATATTCAAATGCAAAAGATAGTGATGAGGCTTTCGAAGCAGCCAAGAAGAAGTTGATGGATTTTACTCGAAGCCTTGGTGAAGGTAAACTTTGTTCTCCGAAACATGATTGTTTACTAGATGATGGTGGAGAAGGATCGCGCATAAAATTAACAGGAACAAATTTTAATCACGATTATTTTCTTGCAATCAATAGAAAAGCAGACGGCCATGGCACTAATACAACAGCCGCCGGCGCTAGTCCCGGAGTTAAACCATCAAATCTTGAAAGAAGAGTTCAAAAAAGAGATTCGCAGTTACAACAACTTGATAATATAAGATTGACCATTAAAATAAATGGTGATTCATCTTTAAGAGTCGGAGACATATGTAAAGTGAAGGTGCCTTCAGCTATAGCTAGTGAGAATGCACAAAACTATGATGCATGGTTAAACGGAAAATACATAATGACAAAAATAAAACATGTTTTTGATGGTGAAAGATATACCCAAGAAATACAAATCAGAAAAGATGGATTTGAAACCCCTTTACCAGCCGCACAGGAATTAGTTGATTTACTAGCAACCGCTGATAACGATAAGGTAAGTACTACGGCAGTACTAAATGAGTTGACTGGTGCAGACGCAGTTCCGCATGCGGAATTCAACAACGGCCAGCTTACAGAAGGTCAGATGGCGAATCAGGAGACCCGCGAACAAAATTTAAGTGGTGGGACTTATTTTGATGAAGTTGGCCGGCCAATCCATCGAACAGAATTGAATCCCAACGGAAAGCCAACCGGAAGATATTTTAATAGTAAAGCGGAAGCAGAGGCGGATTATGCGCGTCGAACCGGAGGGACTATATGAAAGATATCTACTGAAGGTTTTTAATTAAGGAGAAAATGGAAACAGATTTTATGGGAAAAGAGGGCTTTATATGGGCCGTCGGTGTTGTGGAAGATAGATTTGATAAATTGTTTCTAGGAAGATGTCGTGTAAGATGGCTCGGTTGGCATACCAAGAATAAACAGGACCTGCCCACTTCTTCTTTACCATGGGCTTTTCCTATGATGCCCATTACTTCTGCTTCTCAAACTGGAGTTGGAACAAGCCCAACAGGACCAGTAGAAGGTACTTGGGTATTTGGATTTTTTAGAGACGGTAAAGAAGCCAATGATCCGGTTATGATAGGCACATTAGGAGGACGACCGGATAAACCATGTAATCCAGATGAAGGTTTTAATGATCCACGCGATTATAATGATGCAACATTTTATGATGTCGATCCGGCTACCGGGGAATTGGTACATTTAAGTGATAATGTACAAAATGTTCCTCAACACCCACTTAATGTCGTTCGGGACTTTGAAACTGGTTCAGTTAAAATTAAAGAAAGATCCGATAAGCCGACTATAGAAGCAGGGCAACAAACAGCAGAAGATCACCATGGAAATGCAGCAGTAAAGGCAGAATTTTTACGAGAATCAACCGTCCACACTGACGAGCGAGTACCTGATTATGAATATAGTTATAATTATCCTCTTAAGAGATTTTTAGGTGAGCCAACAACGCCTAGATTAGCTAGGGGCATGGAAGATGGAAGTACAAAAATTAAATTTACAATGGGAAGTAACGCCTCGGGTGCACTAGTCGTAAAAAGAGAAGGAGATAATAATTCTATAGTTCAAAGAAAATATGCACTGCAAATGAAGGGTTATCCATTAGCTAAGGGTAATCGTGATGGATCCTTGGTTGAGTTAAACGAACCAAACCCAGCCTATTCGGACAGCGTCAAGTATCCATATAATCACGTACATGTATCAGAAAGTGGTCATACTATAGAAATTGATGATTCTCCTATGGCAGAAAGGTTGCATTGGTATCATCGTTCCGGTTCGTATCGAGAAATGCATCCTGGTGGAAGTGTAGTTGATAAATCAAATGAGGATTATTGGTCATGTGTTTTGAGAAATTCTCATGAAATGGTGGGTGGTTCAAAATTTGCCAGCATAAAAGGTGGGTATGAACTGGTTGTTAATACCGAAGGATCAGATGATGATTTTTACTTAAAAGTTAAAGGAATGGGTGGCGACGTTCGTTTAGATTCGGAACAAGGAAATATTGAAATGTATACCAAGAATGGTATAGCTTTTATTAATGCAAAACGCATTGAGTTTAACGCAAGTCAAGAAGTAGTAATTAATACTCCACTATATAATCAGACAGGTGGATTTAAGGAACAACCAACCCTACACGGTGGCCCTCAAGAACAGCGAACAATGCACCCAGGCACCGGCCTACAAGGAAACGTAGGAACACAGATTGAAAGAAAAGGAGATTTCTTCGAGATAATAGGCGGTGAAAAATCAGTAAATTCCGGAAGAATTAGTTATAGTAGTATGGGTGCATTCGGTATCAGTGCTCAAGGCATGACAACTACTATTTCACATAGTAGCGAAGAAAATATTACAGGTCACGGTACGTCAACTCCACCCCGTCCCGGAAAATCAATTGTCACAACTGAGGGGCATATTAATTTAAAAAGTGGAGGGGCAACTACCGGTTCCGGTGGAATTGTATTACAGTTAAATGATAATCCTTACGGGGTTAAAAAGTCTCCAAAAGCAGCAACAGGATATTTTCAAATTCTTCCTAGTTCAGGCAATCCTACTGCTTCAGATATAACATTATCTTCCAGTTTAGGTGAAATAAAGATAATGAATAAAGTGGCCGAATTTTCAATGAGCAAAGGACCTCAAGGTAATATTGTGGTCGCCAGTCACGGAGCCGGAGGCACAGCAGAATTTAAAACCAAATTGGCAGGTTTATCTATTACAAATTCAGGTACTATGTCTATTAAAAATGATGTAGCATCCCTAAAGAAAATTATAGAAGCACTTATCGATGATTATCTACAGCATTCACATCCAGTAACAGGTGCTGTTGCTCCAACTGGAGGTCCGCTTTTTCCAGGTGCTGCGGCATTACCGTTCGGAGGAGTGCCGGCACCACCAATACACTTTTATCCTCCCACTAAGGCTAATAAAGCCAAAATTGATTTAAACGCATTATTTAGTGAATAATATGGCAAAAAAAGAAAAACCAGAAGAATGGCGAAGTCATGAGAAAGAACAACTAATATCCCCTTTACTGGCACAATTAGCTGAAAAGACTTCAGAACTTATGAAATTGGAACATAAACTATTAAACAAAGCCAAGGAAGATGTGATTAGGTCTCATGAAAATTTATCGAAGAAGGATTTAAATGGCCATTAAATATAATATAGACAACCTGGATGCGCGAAAACAAAAAGAAGGATTTCAGCGCAGATTCTCTGGAACTGGAAAAACAAAAGCCGGTGCAACCATTGATATATCACTATTAGGTTCTTCAGAAGGCGCGACTGTAGGCGCATTTTCTGGACGCGATCTTAATGAAGTTATTACTTATGACCCTGATAACTGGAGAATGTCAACAACTCTCAACGATGTATCTTACGGTAATAAGAAGTTTTTAAAAGTTATGTTTGATGCTGCTAAAAAAGCATTAGAACTTCATAAAGCAAATGCAAAATTTATTAAGCAGCTATATGAAATGAACAAAGCGCTAATGCTTTCCACCATAGATCCTATATTCGCGGCGATTGATAGAATACTAGAAGAAATTATAGCCATATTAAACAGTTTACGAGGACTTGGTTTTTATATGATCCAAGTGAATTCCACTACTGTTCAGCAAAACGTACAAAAAAATCCTATTACCGGCGCTTTACATGTGGGTGATCAGATTTACGTACCAGCCCGGGCTGTAATGCTGAAAAATGGTGATACTGAATTTGTTGCAGCAGACTTTGAGTCATTCAAATTAGGTACAACGCCTCCCGTCATCGACGGGTTAACAGGTGAAACTGTTTATGTTAGACATAAGCCATTATCTTCAAAAGAAGAACCACTCGCCCCCTTTTTTTCCTCTTTTGGAGCCGCCGCGTCACATGCTAGCATTGCCGGTGCCAAAAAGGCATATCAAGGCGCAGGAAGCTTTCTCAGCGAAGTGCCCGGGGCGGATACAGCTAAAGAATTTTATATTCAGATGAACGAGTGGACTGGTTTAACGGAATTGACACCGATGGGTATTTTGAATACAATATCTGAATCTTTTGATGATAAAATGGATTTACCGAAGCATTTTAAACGAATGTACATCGACGGGGAATTAGAGTCTCCAGAGTTGGAGGATTTCGCAACCGCAGATCCAGACTCTATTTTTTACAAAACAACAGCAGATAAAGTAATCGCAGCGGGCAAGTACGCAGGCATGAAGGTGAAAGATGCCTACGATGCTATAACAGACCCAAGTTATTATGAATCCGGGCGACCCATTTTTCCTGCATCAGCTCAAGTAGCAGGTATGATTTTTATAATCGGTGCTCCGGACCTCGCCAAATTTAATACAATATTGGATAGTTTTAACAAATTCATATCGCTGGACGGATTAAAGGATTTATCAAAATCTATTAAAAAAATAACAAAGCCGGTAAAGCCTCAAAGAACCTTGCGCATAAAGCAGGTATGTAATGTTAATATAACAAAGCAGCGAAAAAAGTTCCAAGGCGCAATCGATGCCGGTTATGGGGTCGATACCGTGGAAAGCCAGATCTCTCAAGGTGGTGCCAAAGCAATAAAGGTTGCCGAAAAAACCACCGATGATGATTTGCAATTTAACAAAGAATTTGATTCCGCAGGTGCATTTAATACTCAATCTTTGAAAAAAGAAAAAAGGATAATGAACATGGACGCGTCCAAAGTTGCGCGTATCACAAAAGTTGTAAGTACCAAACAGATGTATATTCCAAGACCCAGGGAAGGCGGCGCTGGCCTGGACTCATGGGATATGCCTTTAACTGAAAGTAGAATAAGGGAAATGGCAAAGCCGGCGACTGTCAATGCAAATAAATTACCTTATAATGAACAGGTTTTAGAAGTTGAAATGATAACTAATACTGGAGATTTCGCACCCGGCGACATAGTAGCCGAATGTATTCCCGCACCGCCTTCGAAATTAAGCACCGTGGATGAAACTTCAGAAGGATCAACTGGATCATCTCCAGAAGTCCTTGAAGGTGCTCCAAATTATGCACAAATAAAAGATGGAAGAGTTACAGTCGGTACGGTAGTGCAAGGATGGTCTATGACAGCAAAAGGAAAGCCACCTAATTGGAGGGGTCAGAGTATGGAACTAATGTTCCCCGGCTTATCGCAAGTATTTGATAGAGCGGAAGCAGAAGTAAGAAGTATGCAATCATCAGTTAAAACTGCCAGAAAACTATTAGATCCGATTATAGATTTTCTTGATTCAAAAATAGATGATGCAATGGTATTTGCCGCAGACATTGAAAAAATATTAGATCTATTTGCTAATGGGCTCCCAGCAGCTGGAACATATTCTTTATATTTGCCTCCGCAACCAGGGGGTATTGAAAAATTTAGAGAAAGGATGATGGCGGCTGGTGGCGAATTTAAACCACCGGAAGATTTAAAATATTGCGCTGGCGTATGTTTTTTAGGAGGTGGTCCGGACCAAGGCTTGCTTTTAAAATCCGTAGACACTTTAGCAATGTTATTAGGTATGAGACATAAAAATGACAAAGAAAACGCAGATGTTGCAACAATGGAAGCCGCGGCTACTCCACCCCATGAAGAAGCAAAAACATATATGGCGGGCGATACATCATGGTATAAAGGCAAAAGATATGAATGTATTTTGGATGAAACCCCTGGTAGTGAATTACCACTCATTAAAACTCCACCGGATGAGGATAACAATTCTGTAACGATGACAGCGAAGGATGGAACTAAAACAAGCCTCCCAATCCCATCCGGAGGTGCGTGGGTTCTTAATACAACATATTGGAAACTAGCAGCCGTTCCACCAACAGCAGAAGAAGAAGAAGTGCAGGAAGGAGACCCAAGAACACCGGCGGAACTGAAGGCTGATAAAATAGCTTGGCTAACAGCGGCTAAAGGAAGATTAAATGAAATACTAGGTTGGTTAGATGGCATCAACAACGAGGGTGGCCAGAATATGAGAGAGAAAATAAATGGAGTTTCTCTTTTTGGAAAAATTAATTTGGATGGAGAGTTCGTAGGTGATAATAGAAATATTTACGATGAACTATTTCAAATGCGAGAAAATGACTTAAGAGAATTAGAATTGTTAATATTAAGAGTTAAGGAAATGATATCAAAAATTGAACTAATGCAGATCCAGGCAAATCCCGGAACACTTTATGATTTTAAAAAGGAACCGGATGGGGTTCGCCCAGGAAGTTTAAGATCTAAAGGAACAACATTATTAATTATAAATGGAGAATTTGTAGATGAAGTAGATGATTTTGCTAGCGGGCAACGCAGAATTAAAGAGAATACTACAATTACTATAATGGATCCGCTTTCAGAGAGTTCCGGATCAACAAGATCCATTGAATACTTGTCTAATACAACCGTTGCTATTCTTGATGAACCATTTCCAGAGGACATAGACGAAGCTTTAGCATATGATATAAAATTGAAAAGAGAAGATGTAGAATCAGATTATATGGATGAAGATAATGCCCAGTTCACCACTTGGGTAGATTCAACTCAATCTGAGATAGCTAATACTACCCATTATATGCATCCAGGTTATCGGGTGAGAGAATATAAAGCAAAAGCTAATACTATTTCAGTA